GTATTACAAAAGTGTACACTAACAAAAAGATGCACAACAAAAGCTATACAACAAAATGTTGAAACAACCAAAAAAAAGAAAGGGAACATGGAACGCAACCAAAAGGGGTCAACAATGCCTTAACACACCAAGCTTGGAATCTGAGGGGTACAACCAGAAGCTTGCCAAACAAAAGGTTAGCCAAAGGGGAAAGGAAGGAATGCAACCACAAGGGGGGGGAAGTGGTTTACCCATAAAAAGAAATGTAAGTTCAATGGTTTGATATGTTGTAAAGTTATTGATGCATAAATCTTATAATCTTTAAAAACAAATCTTTAAAAATTTTAGCCGTTTGAAGGTAAAAAAAACATTATATTATAAAATATATAAATGTGTCATTTGTAAAAGTATTAATGTAAAATATTTGTGGTATCATAAAATTTTGAATTTCTATAGATTAAATCTTGATTTTAGGGGTGGGAGTAGTATAACTTATCATTCTAAAAAAAAACTGCCAAATTTGGGCGTTTAAAACAAGAAATTGTTAAAATTTTGCTAAATTCTTGTGTTATTACATAAAACAATATGTAAAAGTATATATTTGCATACAATCTTAAAGCTATGTTTTACATAATATCAATCATCGTTGTTTGGGAGTTATGCAAGAGTTTATTCTGGAAAATCATAGATAAAAAAAATAGTTAAAATTATTATTGTTTAATATAACAATATATATACCTTTGTTATTCTTACAAACATTATAAAATACACACACTATGGACGAAAGAAACGATTACAATGCAATCCCTGAACAAAATGAAATACCTATTACAAGGTTAGAAGTAATTAACCATGCAAAAAACGATATGCCAATAGGTAGAATATTAACTTTGTATAAAGAACTTGGCGACTTTAAATCAATAGAACTTTCTTATCAAGATGGCAAAAGAACTTTAAAAATATTCCTTAACTAATAAAACTTAAAACATGAAGTTATTTGAAGATGATTGGGGAAAAGATAATAGCCCAATAGATAATACTGAAATTACGACAACAATTCTTTATTTTAGCAAAGAGGAACTTAAACAATTCAAAACCCTTTGTAAAGAAGGTATGAAAGTAGAGTTTGGAAAAGAGTTCCAAGAAAAAGGAAACCTAAGTGATTTATTATTAAAAGTATTAAACGATAAATATGGTACAAACACTCAAGCTTAAAAGGGTACTTACCCCAGCGCAAGGCGATGCTTTGCATAAGAAATTCTTAACTAGAGAACATGTAGAAACTTTAATTGACTATGATTGTGATGGTTATGACCTTAATGGCAAAATGTTATTTAGGTATCGTAAAAATGCAATACCTATGGAAATATTAAAACAAGGGGTAGATGCATTTAAAGGTTCTATACAACTTACTGATGGGCGTGGTAGTGCTAGTGGAAGTAGCCATAAAAGAGTTCGTAAAGATGGTAGTGTAAGTAATATAACAGTAGGAAATAAAGTATTAAGTGGCAATGTGGGTTATATGGATTCAGGGGCAATGGTTCACTATTGTCGTAAAACTGCATTTGCTCGTGATTATTTTGAAAAGTTTCAAGAAGGTATACCATTTGTAAAACATATAGATGACCTATATAAAGAACTATGTCCAGAACATTATGCAAAGCAAAAAGCTATTGCTGAAGGAACAAATAAGAATTATGTTATTGGCGATACTTCTTTTACTACAGTCACAGTAAATAGAAACTTTGCAACTGCGGTACATAAAGACGCGGGCGATTACCCAGAAGGGTTTGGTAATTTAATTATATATAGAGAAGGGCATTATGAAGGTAGTTATTTTTGCCTTCCAGAATATGGGGTTGGTATTGATATGCAAAACCAAGATGTATTATTTGCCGATGTACATAGTTGGCATGGAAACACACCATACGAAAATACAAGTGAAGATTTTATGCGCATAGCATTTGTTATGTATTATAGAGAATATATGTACCAATGTAAAAGCCCAAGTGAAGAACTATTTGAAACTAAAATGCGTGAAACTGGCTTTTTAAAATTATAATGAAAATAAATGATAGGTAGATACACAACCTTGAATAACCAAAGCGAAATTACCGAACTTAAAGAAGGTTTAGACTTTAGAGAACCAAAGTATCGTAGAGAGGTATTTTTAAACTTCTATGGTTTTCACTTAAAATACAAAGCACATCCAGGGGCAGTGTATTACACAATGCCTTATATAAGTGATGTCCTTAATTATACACAAGAGCAAAAGCTATGGATGGCGTTTATTAATGGGTGTGGTCAAAATATAGTGACAACTAAAATTATATTAGATGAATTCCCAGACCTTACAACATATAACCATAAAGACTTTAATAAATGGTTTAGAGAACATTATACTAAACTAGGTTGGGATACTGATAGACGATACATAAAGAATAAACTTGAAGATGTTATTGAGCATTATATAAAAGAACTTGATGGGCGCACACAATTAGAATACTTTGAAGGTGTTATGGGTACAAAAGACCCACATACCAACTTTGAAAACCTTTGGCAAAATGTATTGACTAACTTTTACACCTTTGGTCGTTTAGCTACCTTTAGTTATTTAGAGTACCTACGAATTGTAGGGCTTAATATAGATTGCAATAGTTTATTCATAGACGACATAGATGGCTCTAAAAGCCATAGAAACGGCTTATGTAAGGTATTAGGTCGTGATGACTTAGATTGGCATACAAAGTCTAACCCAGATTTCAAAGGGTACACTAAAGAACAATTAAATTGGTTGAAGGAAGAAGGTGAATCATTACTTAATGATGCAAAAGAGAAATTCAAAGACGAGCCATTTTATAACGATATATCATATTTTACTTTAGAAAGTACATTATGTTGTTATAAGTCTTGGCATAGACCAAATAGAAGATACCCAAATGTATATAACGATATGTTTTATGGTCGTATTATAAGTGCTGAAAATAAATGGAATGGCGAAAAAGACTTTAGCATATTTTGGGATGCAAGAAAAAAATACTTACCAACTAAATTACGATTAGAAGATAATTGGCAAGATTGTGGTTTAAAACCAGAAAAACAAAACCACTACTTAACAACAGGCGAAGTAATTATGATGGATGATGAATACCCTTATTATCAAAACCAATTTAATAAAAAATATTATGGAAAATAATTCAAGTGTTGTAATTGCTTTGGGTGGTGAGCCAGCAAGTGGTAAAACAACTTTACTAAAACGCATACGCAAAAACTTTCCACCACTAGTTGATTTTAAAGAAGGTTTAGTTCGTGGTGGTTATTGCCCTACTAGTAATGTATATTTTGTAGGGGTATTTGATGATACTATGTTTGAAGGTACTGACAAGCTTTCATTATCAGTACAACCATCATTTGTAGAATTTGTAAAAAATACACCAAATGCTAAAATTGTATTTGAAGGTGATAGGTTATTTAATGCTTCTGTATTTGAACAATTAAAGTCAGTAATATTTATATTAGACATTGATAAAGATATTCATACACAAAGACACGCACTAAGGGGTCATGAACAAAATGAAACATTTTTAAAAGGTCGTAAAACCAAAATAGAAAATATTAGAAACACATTCACACACAAAATATTAAATAATAATACTGAAACTGATTTTGATACAAATGAAAAAGAAATAATGAATGTATTATTGATGGAAAATATAAGTGATGACCTATTAGCACAAAAAATTACTATACCTACAGCACAACAATCTTTATTTTAAAAATTAATTATAAGCATCATGCAAAAGTTTGATTTTAATACTATTCAAGATTTTGATGAACATATATTAAAAAGCATACCTAATTACGATGTTTTAATATCATCAATTAAAAGTATAAGCGAATATTTTTTTGTGGATGATACTAATATATATGACTTAGGTTGTAGCACTGGTAAGTTGCTAAAAAGTATTAATGGTAATTATAATAAAATCGGGTATGATATTGCCACACTATTACCACAAGGCGAAGGTTTCATTGAAGCAGACTTAAACAAACCTTTTGATGTACAAAATGCTTGTATGGTTTATTCTATATTTACAATGCAGTTTCTTAACCCATCTAAAAGAATAGAATACTTAAAAACAATTTATAATGGTTTAATAAAAGGTGGTGCTTTAATTATATGCGAAAAGGTATATCAAGAACATGGTAAAATACAAGAAATTATTTCATTTAGCCATTACGACTATAAACTAAAACATTTCACAAGCGATGAGATAATTAGTAAAGAAAGAGATTTAAGGTTTATTATGAAACCATGCCTGAATGAAGATTTAACATATACAATTAAAGAAGCTGGGTTTAGTATGGTATGTGATTTTTGGCAAATGTTTAATTTCAAAGGGGTTATTGCAATAAAATAATAAAATAAAATAAAATATGTTACCATATAAATTAGAAGATGTATTAAAAGCTAGCGAACAAAAACTATTTAAAGTTGTATCATTGTTTGCAGGAGGTGGTGGTAGTTCAACTGGTTATCGTTTAGCTGGGGGTGAAATTTTAGCAATAAATGAATTCATAGTAGCTGCACAAGAAGCTTATGAAAAAAATTACCCTAATACTTACATATTTAGAGAAGATATAAGACAATTAACAGGTGATATGATTTTAAATAAAATAGGTCTTAAAAAAGGCGAATTAGATATTTTAGATGGTAGCCCACCTTGTGCAAGTTTTTCAAGCGCAGGCAAACGTGAAAAAGGTTGGGGTATTGAAAAAAAGTATAGCGACAAAAAGCAAAGGGTAGACGACTTGTTCTTTGAATTTGCTAGAATATTAAAAGAAGTTCAACCAAAAGTTTTCATTGCTGAGAATGTAAAAGGTATTACAATGGGTGCAGCTTCTAACCTTTTAGGTAGTTCACAATTTAATATGTTTGGAGGTGAAGAAGATACTATTTATCATACATTAGTTAATTGTGGTTATAATGTTAGGTATAAAGTATTAAATGCTCAAAATTATGGCGTTCCTCAATCAAGAGAAAGGACAATTTTTATTGGTGTAAGAAATGATATCAATTCTGAAATTACATACCCAAAACAATTTAATTATACAATTAGCGTTGAAGAAGGTTGTAAAGGGATTATTAATACTGAAAAAGATATATTAGATGCAACACATAAAGAGGGTATTGTTAAAAGTTATGTAATGCAAATGAAAGAGGGTGAAACTGGTAATAAATATGCACCAAATGGTTATTTTGGTTTATATAGGTTAAAAAGAGATATGCCATCACATACTATATGTCAAAGACAAGGAAATAAAGGGGCTTGTTTAATACATTGGGAAGAAGATAGGGAATTAAGCGTTCCAGAATTAATTAGAATAATGAGTTTTCCAGATGATTATTATTTAGGTGAAAAATATACACAAAAAACAGAAAGACTCGGTAGGGCAGTTCCACCATTATTTATGAAAGCAATAGCACAGCACGTTTATGAAAATATTTTAAAAACAAATAAATAAACATGAAAAAAGTTATTAATTGTGTTTGTCAATACTACAAAATAGGTACAAAAGAGTTAATTGGAAGGTCAAGAAAGTCAAACTATGTTATACCTAGACACATGGTACAATACTTAATGAGGAAAGAGTTAAATATGAATTATGTTGAAATAGCTAAAGTATTCAAAAGGCGACATAATAGCATTATGCATGGTGTTAAGTGTATAGATACCCAATTAACTAATAAGGTAGATGCTTCTATTAAAAATGATTTAATAAGTTTGAAGCAAAATTTACTTACCATAATAAACAAATAACCCATGAAAACAGCAATGCAAGATTTTATAGAACAATTAGAAAATAATAAACACCTTGAATCAGATTGGGAAGATTTTAAAAATAAATTACTTGAAAAAGAAAAAGAGCAGATAGCA